ATCAAATCCGTGTTCCTTGCATAGGTTGGCAAATTCACGTTCGCCATCTGCACCTTTTCGTTTACTATTAACTTTTTTCTTCTTTTCTGTTGGCAATCTTCATCACCTCTCTATATATTGTTCACATCGTTTCAAAATATCTTGTACTAGCATCAACGGAATATGTGATCTAGCATTGTATCGATTGATACCTTTAACATTCATACTTTCAAACTTAATTGTATTTTTGATGTTATCTTTTAATAATTTCAAATCGATATTGCTGCCAAACTTTGTAGGTTTCTTAATCGGATAATCATAGTTGTTGTAATATGTTAGATTTTCATACGGAATATCGAACCCTATCACATTTGCTATATATTCCCATATCCGCCCATATGCTGGGTTTTCTATCACAAATACTTTAGGTTGGTAACGCTCAATGATTTTTAATGTATTGTAGATACACATTTCACCATTGATACGTGTTAAGAATGACTTGTCATATTTAAACTGGTAATTTTCATAATCAACATGGTTTCTGATTGTGAATTTACTCCCTTGTTCATACTCACCAAATAGATTGATAGTCATATCCTTTTCTTGTTTCCAACACGCATTACCGCCTTTCATAGCACTTGCTACGCTCCAACTTTCACATGGCGGACTAGCTAGAATAACATCAGGTCTATCTAGTCCATCTAGTGTTCCCCATAATGCTTTTGGATTGTGTAACGTGTTGATTGCTAAATCTTGATTGATACACGCATTACCAATTCCTATCGATGTTATTGTGTGCTGCCCCCCCCATATTCATGTTATATTCATCTACTGCTTGACGATAACAGCCGTTGCCATCATCAAATAATCCCCATATATGCATCTCCTAATCATTCACTTTCACCCTTAAAAAATACTAACCAAACTGTTTTTCCCCTGCGTTGGCCAAATAGTGGTTTACTAGGAAATACCCCTTTAAGCATTGGTAACGTGATTTGTTCCTCATTCCACTTAAAAATCATCGTTCCATTTGGCTTCAATACTCTCCAACACTCTGACAAGCCTTGTTTAATATCCTCTTGCCATGTTTTTTCTAACTTCCCATATTTCAATGCTAAGAACGATTTTTCACCAGCATTTAATAGATGTGGCGGGTCGAACACTACAAGGTAAAAACTTTCATCATCAAAAGGCATATTGCGGAAATCTGCGATCACATCAGGTTTTACAATCAACTTCCTACCATCACATAGTGTTGTGTCTAATGTGCGTTTATCCATGTAACAGGTTTCATTATGTTCTTTATCGAACCAAAACATTTTGGAACCGCAACATGCATCTAGTATTTTCATGTACTATAAACACTTACTCCTTAACATAATCACCAATACGATATTGTTTTGTTTCTTGTACAACCCAAGATTTGAGATCGTACCCATGACGTTTTTCCCACGCTTGGAATACTTTTGTTAGTTCTTCGCTCAGTTCGTCCATGTGTTCGTTTTTAACATCTTTCATGTAATCGTCTGACCACTCTTCGATTTCATCATCTAAATCGTAATCACACACATTCCAAATCACTCGTTCGCCGTCTATCTCAGGTACATATCTATATGGATGACCTATTTCTATTGTTGTTTGTAACAATTCTTCTCGACTTAAAGCATCAAAATCACCATAGTTATATTCATTATCTACATAATCTGCGATGGCATCTTTAATACTGCCTTGTGGTTCACCTGCTATTTCGCCGTCTACCCAGCAATATTTTGTTTTATCTTCAACCAGCATTGTTATTCCTCTTCTTCTTTTTCCAATCCAGCAACAATATTTATTCCAAATCCATCATACAAATTATCAACATATTCAATCTCATAAAGTGTTTTGTTTGCATCGATACAACACTCTTGTTCTTGGTCACATTTTTCTAAATACTCAATCAATTCACGTACTGTCGTTTTGAAATTCCTTTCTTGATATGCTCTTTTATTGCAATAATTTTATTTAAGTAAAAAATAACTACCTAGAACGGAATATTTTCATTTTGCGGTTGTTCAAAACTATCAAAGTTACTACCGCTATCAAATTCACTGTCTAGCTTTCTACCAACAAAATCGGCTACTACTTCGGTTACGTAGCGTTTCTGTCCATCTTGCGTATCGTATGACCGAGTTTGAATACGGCCATTTACGAATAGCCTTTCTCCTTTCTTGCAATTGCCAACAGCCTCGCCTGACTTTCCCCATGCTACGCAATTGATGAAAGCAGTTTGTTCTTTTGTTTCATTGGTTGCACTATCAATATATGTATTAGTTGCTGCGACTGTGAAAGTCGCTACGGCTCTTCCTGTTTTTGTAAAACGTAATTCTGGATCACGTGCTAAATTCCCTAAAATCTGTACTGTGTTCATATATTCTCCTTTAAATCTTTTGTTCGATACACATCGTGCCTTTGTATACCTTGATGATTTCCTCCAAACTTTCAAAGGTTCGTGCATCGGCTTTCATAATCATTTGCATCTGTTGAGTTGCCTCTTCTTGTGTTTCTACATTTAGAGGTATCTCAATAGTGATTACCATTTTTCGTTTTTTGCTTAACATTTATCCCTCTTAGTCGTAATACATACAATTCATAGTTGCCTTTACATCGTCAATGTATACATCGTAACTAGGGTGAATGTGGCAATCGACTGTTGCCTCATCACGCATGATTTCAAGTAGGTTATCAATCTTCACTCTAGCTTGTTCTTCGCTAGTTGCTAGGACTGTAAAACTAACATTGAACGATACATTCACGCTGGCTTCAAATTGTTTAATTCGTTCTTTCATCTATCCCCCTATTGCTTGCCGTAGTAATGCTTTACCTTTTTCAGAAATATCAGCATTATCTAATATTTCATTTAAATTAACTGGCTTTCGCTCCTCTTTAACTGTTTCAATTAAATGTCCATTCGGTAGCATTTTGATTTGTGCATTGCCTGCTTCGATTTGTTTTCGCTCTTCCTCTTTCTTCATCTTCATTTCTAAAAGCAATCCATCATTCTTGATTTCAGATGCTTTTTCATCGTTTTTGTTTTTCCTTTTCACTAACTCTTCATAGCATCTGACAAATTGAGACATACAAGCAGCACGATTATAATCACCATTCCAAGGGTTAAACGCACTCCATATTGTTTGTGCTGCCTGTTTTGTTATTCCGTCTAAATGCTCCAACCCATGCTCATAGCTATATAGTCTGACTGCATCTTCAACCACCCCATAGGCTTCTTGTGCAGTCATTAATTCTTCTTTTCCGTTGATGTAATTATCAAGTTCTTTATACTCACTCTCTATTTCTGCAAATGATGGTAAGAATTTACATTTGCTCAACAGATTAAGCATGGCTCGTTGTAGAATTAATGGATCAGCATATGATAATTGATGTACATACAACTTGATTGTTTCTTTAGATGGGCTAGTGTTCCACCCTGTACTCAATATCAATAGTGCTTCCAGTATCTTCTGTTGATGGTTCATTTGATTGTTCATTTACACCCCCATATTCGTTCATCAAATCTCGCATATCGTTTAATGTATCTTGCTTATTGTTTTTCTTTTTGATTGGTTTATCGTAACCATTACGTTCCCATGTTCTTACACATGCTTTCCAATCTTTCATAGCGTTCTTTCCTACTTTCCAGCCGTTGCTTTCGTAGTAGTCATAGAATTGTTCAGCGTTTACATTATTGTTACGTTCCATACAGTATTGTTTAATGTCAGAGATAGAGGGTTTTTCAAAACGCTTGCGTTTTGTTGTAGTGCTTGCACTACTATGTATCTCTTTCTCTATCTCTATATCTTTTTCTAACTCTATCTCTATCTCTGGTGTAGATTTCTTGCAGATTTCTTCAAGATTTCTTGATTGAGTTAGTTTATTTTGTTTACGTTCCTCAGATATTCTTCTGTCATAAAGCCTTTGTCTATCAGCTTCCGTACTGCCTTTACCTATGAAATTTTGAATATCCAACATATAGATAGCACCATTTTCTAATACTTCTATCAGTCCAAGTTCTTTAAACATAGATAACGCTTGTTTGATAGTGCCTACTTGATGACCTGTTACACTTGCTAGCATTTCAGCGTTGTACGGAATACGTTCATTTACTACTAACTTTCCATCATTCTTTAAACTTCGTAGGTAGAGTTTTAAAAGAATATTACTGTACAAGTAGCCGTCTTTCATGCTTTCTAATATCTTCAACTCATCACTGTCAAAGAAATTATCTTTCAGCCGTAGATAGTAATACTTTTTGTTGTCGCTCATAGGCTAGTCCTTATAGATAGCTGGTAGTTTGTTTGATGAGTTTATCAACATCAAAACCATTAATCTTTGTCAAAGTCTTACCACATCTAACAGTTCTTGTTTTTGCGATTACATCCAGTACATCTTTTAACTCGTTGATTTCTTTTTGATTAACTTTATATTCGCCATTTTCACGTTCTAGAATTTCAATACGCTTTCTTACATATAGTTCAACTACATCAATTCTCTTCATATCGTTTTGTCCTTTCTTCAATGATCGCTTCTAGCTTTCTTTTGGTTTCTTTTGCAAATACTCCATGTGCTAAATTTTCATGGCAATATCTACATAAACACGCAAGGTTGGTTAATTCACTTGTACCGCCCCTACCTCTTGGCAATATGTGATGCACTTCTGTTGCAGGTGCGCCACATATTACGCAACATGGATAGCCGTCTATACTATCTCGTTCGATAGCTTTAGGCCTTGTGATTTTATAGAGTTTATCATCAAGTCTTTTTCTCTTGTTCATTCCCCCACTCCTTAACTAGCGATTGTATGTAATCGCTATCATCAAGTTTTATTCCAAGCTGGTTGCACTCATCAACCAAGCAATCAATCAGTCTTTGCATTTCTGCAACTGTATATACTGATGATCCGTGGTAGCATTTAACGTTATGAAAGCCATCAAGATTTTGACATTTACCAACATCTTCCGCTATCCAACCAGTTCCGCCTGACTGCCACACTTGAATATATCTATCAACCGCATCTTCACGAATAGGAACATATATAAACGCTCCACTATCTAATATTGCTTTTCTATACACATCATCTTTTGATGTGTAAGAATGTTTGCTTAAAACATTTGCAATCTTTTGGCATATAAGCCACATATAATTATTTGCAGTTAGACTACGTTGTTTACGTTTTTCTTTTATCTCAACATCGTATTCTTTATCTGGTTTTATCTTCGATAAATCGTTATCGTGCGGTGCTGGTATCACTAGCATTACACCCATAGGACTGCGTAGTAATTCAATTCCTTTAGCCGTTAACTTCATAACCTTTTACCCAATCATAAAGTTTTGACATCTGATCTCGTGTGATATTATCAATCACTCCAACACCAAACATTTTTGTAAGTTGTTGGTTCAGTTGCTCACTACTAATCCCATGTTCGCCAGCCGTTTGTAATACAATTGCATACGCATTTTGAGGGTTAAACTCTTTTTCTTTCTTTTCTTTTTCTGCTGCTGCATTTATTTTTGTATCTTGCAATCCTCTATATACATCAGCACCTACACCAATCATTTTTGCTGCAGTACCTAGTGCATCAGTAACGGCCATCTTAAAGGCTTCATCGTTGCCGTGAAAACCATTTTTATCTTTGTAGATTAGGAAATCGCCACCATATCCCGGAATTGGTTCGCTCCATTCATCACCATCTTTGATGTATAGATTTACCAATACATACAACATAGTTTCTTCGGTTTCTTCGACTGGTACTTGTTGAGTACTAACAATTTCAAACTTCCAACCAATTCCGCACATACCATATGTTTCGGTTAATACTTCCCATCGCCATTGAGGAGAAATATCATACTTGCCTTTAAGCTTCCCAAAGTCAATTACCTTTAACGCTGATTGCGGTACAGTTTTTACCGCATTATATCTACTATCCATCTATACCTCTTTGTACTTGTAACCACGCATTTCTAAGAAATCGGTCAAATCTTTTACATCATCTTCCGTTAAGTCATAAACAGTTACTGTAAAACCAGTTTTAGTTTCTACAACTTCGATTGTTTCAAATGTTTCATTTGTGATACTTGCTCGTGCAGCATCTTCCATTTCATTGCGTTCAGCAAATTTTGCATTGATAAATTCTCTAGCTTGATCTAGTGGCATATCTTTTACTACAGGCCAGCACTCATTAAAAGTAATCGGTGTGGCCAATTCGTATTGCT